GCAAGACTTACAGTCGAACTTCTATCATATTCAGTAATCTGTTGACTCTGATTTTCTAAAGATATCGCAATTTGCTCATTGACTGAAGGAGCACCTTTATATCTTAAATTACTTGGAACTATTAAATAATTACTCATCTACAGAATATTTTGTTTTAAATCTATCTAATGCCGAAGCCCCTTTAACAGGTCCAAAATAAAATTGAAACGGAGCACCAACCAAAAATTTACTACTAACGGAAGCGTCAGGTATCCATGTATATTTACCACCTGTTGTTGGATAATTAACTCTATCCCCATCAACTTGGAATATGTAAGCTCTTGCAGTTAAATCATTTGCAACCGATGTTCCGTTAAAAAAATATTTAGTATTTGTTGCAGTTCTGTCTAATGATTGGTAATTATTTTGAATAATACCACTAGAACCTGTTGCCCAATTATTGTTTTGACTACCAAAAATACCACCAGTAGTCCCCCTCAACTCCCATTGGTAAAATGGTACTAATTGAGATTTAATACCATATGGGTATGGATAATAACCTAAATTATCTGAACTTCTAAAATCAATAACACCAGGTGTTAAATAATCTTTTGTTTGTAAATCTTGAGTTGTTGATGAAAACCAAACTGCCATTGCAGGGTCACCTGGACTACCCAAAACATTAACAGGTGGGTCTGTATCACCAACTATGGTTGCATAATATTGAGGCGAAAAATTAATATTTCCAATTTCACAATTTATTGATGCTAATTGTGTAAAATCCCCATCAATTCTTTTTTGTGGTCTTGAAAATAATTGATTTATCCCATTATCCCCTAAAGGTATAATTTGAGCTAAAAATTCCTCATCTGTTATTCTAGTAATTACAAATAAGTTAACTAAATCAGATGTATCTCCATAACTTGTAGAATCAAGATTTGGTATTATGTAAGCTTTGGTTGTTGGGTCAAAAGTAATTTCAGAATAAAAATAATCTTTCATACCTAAGTTAACAATTGTTGTTGGGAATAATAAATTACGGTCATTGAGACCAGCCGGATTACCTGTTGCGTAACCAATAAATTTTTTAGAAGTATTATTCCATGGACTACTTCTATAATAAAAGTTATTACTATCCAGATTAAAATATGAAACACCTGAACAAAATCTTGGATATTCAGGTTTATTTTGACTGTTATAATATGTGTCTACTTGTAACGGAAAAGCATATAACGCACCGTTAATCCAATTATTCATAAATGATTGAGATAAAACTCCTCGACAAAGTGCATAAAAGAATCTAAATCTATATCCCCATTCCGCAAAATTTTGCCAATCTTTTTTCAAATCTGTTAATGGTCTTCTTAAGAACATATAACATCCATTTTCAACTGCATCATCTGTTATACAGTTAGTATCTATTGTAAATTGAGTACCGAATCCAACGTAACAGTCTAATCCAACCATGTTTTCACAATTAAAACTTTCCAATACATTAACCGAAAGTTCCCCATATCCTGTTAAATCAGGTGTAACCGTTTCTGCACCTACAGAAAACGCTACAGTAGTAAGGTCATCTCCTGCTGTATAAATTTCATAAACCGCAAAATTAAGATTTTGTTGTAGCAATGCAGGATTTAAATCCCAACTACCACCATCTAATTGGTCCGAACTTGGTATCATATCCGTTCTTAAAACATTTAGTTGGGAAGTACTAATTGTCATTGGTGTAAAAATAGGACTTGTTGTATTATAAGTTGATGTAAAAACTCTATTAGAATAATAAGACTGAAAATCATATAAAGGACTACCAACGTAAGGAACCCCTCCTGGAAAATAAGGACTATTTGTTGGTCTTGTTGGAGGTGTAACTTGTGACATTACCCCAATACCTGATAAATCTTCAGCATCATACCTTACAGGATTTGGATAATAATCATACATCGCATTAGTAGGTGCAGAAAAAAGTTCTCCAACTGTAGTTAGATAATTACTACAACTATCAAAATCCGTAATATAACCATTATAGTTAATTTTGACCCTATAATAAGCGCCACCCCAATTCATTTTTCGCCATCTTCCTGACGACCCTCCCCCACCATCTAAAGGATTACTATAATATCCTGTACCTGCTTGAGTATAATCTTGGTATAACCTTAACCCAATAACAGGTGTCGCATTTGCTAACGTATTTGATACAAATAAATTATCTGTTGTATTAAACGGGTCAGTACAAGTAATAAAAGGATTAGTAAAACTCAAAATACTATAAAATAATCTTCTAGCCCCTCCTGTAAAACCAGGATTTGGTGTTGTTGATTGTACGGTTAAAGTACCTGGTACTACATCAGTACTATTTAACCTACCATAATATGCAGTATTTGTTGTGTTGTAACCTGTGAATGATTGTCCCGGTATTGGTTGTGTTGTTGTACCAGGTTTAAAAAAGTAAGACTGATAAAACATTTCAGGTTGAGAATACCCTTGTACTGAAATAGTAGGATTAGTTAATTTTTGTATAGGGATATTAAGTCTTGTTTCGGCAGTAAATGTCCAATTTGGGTCATTTTCATTTGTCCCAAATAAATTACCTAAACAATACTCATTTCGATATAAAGGAGAATATGGGTCAACACCTCTTTGTAATACCAACACATATTGTTGTTGATAATCTTCAAAATAAGACGTTGCAACCATAGGGTTAACCGCATATTGGCCATAATCAGGTATGTATCTATATCCAATCCCTGAAAGGAATGCTGGATACCAATCAGCAGGGTTAGATACTGCCGATAAAATTTGTCCAAATGATTGAGTTGTTCCTGTATTCCATATTTTTGATGCATTTGCCACTGTAATTGCGGTTATTACTTGAAAATATTCAATATCTGCTGGAAATTTGTAATTAGTTTCTCCTGACCCATAAGGTAAATTATATGTCACAGGGGCAGAATTAGTAAGTTGGTCTATTGCATATGAAACATTAACTGTAGTCGCACCTGTACTATTATAACTTTCACCACTAATACCTGTTATGGTACCACCTGTTGTTGTCGCGCTATAATTATAATTATAATCTGTACTACCAGTGGGATTCACAAAACTTAATAATGTACCAGGTGGAAAATCTTGCTGAGATAAGACTGTTATAGTATTATCGTAATGGTGTTTACCTGCATTTAAATCTTTTGCAATAGTAACTCTGATTTGATTAACACCTGTAAAATAATTTGCTCTTTGATTAAAAACATTAACTCTTTCTCCAGGAGGTAAGTCATACGTTTGTACAAATCTATTACGACCATCCGAAAGAGTTCGTTCTATAGATATTGGCATTTTATAAATCATTGGATTTGAAAGTTGTGGTAACAACCCATTTCCCGCTAGCGCTTGAGAAAACATATAAGACCATTCTTGAGCATTTTCATCAGCACCAAAATAATTCGCTTCAATTAAATCCGCATATAATGTTGAATCTGATAACATACTTAAAACTCCTCCACCTGTAAAAGCATTTGTTGGTGGTGGTGTATTTTTAGATGTCTTTAAATCTTGTTTACATTCGCAGGCCTGACAATCAGGATATGTAATCATTGGTAACCTAATTGTATAATCTTTCTTATCACAACTAATACCTAAACTTCTACAAATCCATTTAAATGGTCTAACTTTAATAACTGGTATTCTTATATCACAAATCCAACAAATTACTTGGAGTACTAAATTATACAACCATATTAAAATATGGGCTACGGTTAAGAGTATTAACCCTACAGGTTGTAAAACTGTGAATACGATTGAAAATAAAAAATATAATAAATCAAAATTTTTAAATCCGTCATTTACAGGGAATTTATTTACACTATCTTCACAGTCCTGAGAATCAATTTCTTTAATACCTATAAATTTACCTTGTCCACCAAATAAACTACCTCCTTTTTTCCATTGGTCAAAAAATGATGATACAGTATAAACCCTATTAAATTCAAATTGATAAAAAGTGTCATCACAATCAATTGACTCATTTAATTTATCTATTTTTTGTTGAGCCAAAAATCCATTAGTATATCCACTCCAAGCCAATCCAAAATAATACGAACTTTGTTGTTGTTTTTCTCTATTCGATGTCGCAATTCCATCAGGCGGAGTAATGTCAGGAGAACTACTTAACCACCCATATTCTTTAACATTAGGGACTAAAAAATATGGTCTTCTTGTTGGTAATGTTAAATCATTTGGTTGAGACCATTTTATTTTAAATCGATATTTTCCTTTTGTTGGAATTCCAATTGTTGGGTCATAAGATATTACTTTTTCACCAAATTCATTGGTAATGTAATATTCTAAATTCATTGGTAATTCAACTAACCATGTACCACTTCCGTCAATAACATTTCCTGCCTGTTCTAAGTCATATTGTTCTAACACAGGATTACCATCGGAATCTTGTCGAATTGTTTGTCTAATTGCAAGTATTTGTCCAGGAGATGTTGTTAACCCACAAAGATTACCCATATCATCTCTAGGTCTACAATCTTTTCTAACTCTATAACTATCAGGTGATGAAAACATTGAACCCATGAATACAGAAGTCGGTTGTATATCAACATTTGCTTCATCTCTCAAATCAAAATCTAATCGATTAACAGCAATTTGGCAAGTAGTCGGGTCACCCCATAATGGAGAAATCTCGGCACTTTTAACAATATTAATAATTTGCGGTAATGATTTTAAATCAGTCGAAGTTCTGAATTTATTACCGGCTACTTGGGCTTCAGTTGCAAGGCCCATTCTAATTAAATCTTGAGGTGTTAATGAAAATTCACCAATATCTGATAAATCCACATCCATAACAATAGTTTGATTCCCTAAAGGAACACCCATTATCATATAATCACCACTCTCATTTGTTTTGGCGGTAAATTTATAATATTTGTCAAAGATTTCAATTGCGGTAGAACCTGTTAAAGAATCAATTCTTGATGGTAAAGTTCCAGTTGCCGCGTGTTTTGAATAAGATTTTTCGTAAGGTAATAAATTATATCTATACCCATCTTCATTTTTATCTGTAGGAGATTTATAAGGATAGATACTTGAAATTAAAGGGTTTGATTGGTCAGGTACCGTTATTGGGATAAATACAGAAACTCTGGCGTTAGGGACACCAAATCCTCCATTTGCAATTACTCTACCAACTAACACACCATAGTCAGCACAACTTCTTGTGTAGACATCTGTTTGTTGTATCTTTAATGATAATATTTCTAAAAACTCAAAATCTTGGTCTAATTGTAGATTGATTGTTTTGTTAACACCAAGTTCTGTTTTTATTCTATAAGATTGACCCATGTAATACCTTTAATTTATAAATAGTTTATGTGTTATTTTTAAAATACAAACACACTCTTTTTAAATTATAAACTAATCAATTCAAGAATAAACCTATATTATGAGAAGGTAACTGATTGGAAATTTTTAACCGATACTCGAATATCTTTATTAGGATATCTAATTTGATAAACTTGTGATGGTTGAGCAAAAATTGTATCATCTACAGGAGCAATTTCTTTAGTTTCTGGGTCTGAATATTGCATCGAAGTTTCTGCTGAAGAATATTGACCACCAACATTATTATAGACATTTAAGTTCGCAACTGTTAATACCCCGTTTTGGTTTTGGACAATACTTTTAATTTCTGATAAATAAACATTTTGACCTAATTGTCTTATTTGTGGGTTAAAATATGTGGATATTTTATCAACAACATCCGCAATAACTTGTCCTGAATTTTGAGCAGAATCTAAAACAATTTGTACCTCAACACTAAGGTCGATAACTTCCGCAGTTAATATTGAAATATAATCGTTCATCATTCTATAGTTTGACAAATATGTCGCAACATTTTGTCGTAAAGTATCAGACACAATATTGGTTAATTTACCTGAAGTATCGTATGATAATAATTGAATTAATATTTTATTATTATTTTCTGTAATAGAAACTTTTGCAGGAGCACCAAATTCTGCTGGCATATTCCTAATGATTGCCTCATAATCTTGAACAGTAACCGCTCTTTTTTGTGCCGCAAAATTAAATGAAACATAATTTCGTATTTCTTCTAATGATGGAATACCTGCCCCACCAATTGCTGCAGTAACGTTATTACATCTTAATGAATTAACTACAGATGAGTTTGTTAATTCTGAAGGACCATTAACATAAAACGAAACGGTACCAATTTGAGTAATTACATTTGTACCTAAATTTGTTGCTAATCCACCACCAACTCTATATTGTATGAATAATGTTGAGTTAGGGATTAATGCAGAACCTAATGAAAAGTTATTGGAATATCTTTGTAAGTCTAATGTTGCACCTACCGTAGTAAATTGGTCTAACGCATCTTGAGCTGTGTTAGTTCCCCCACCAAAAGTCATTTTTTTAAATCCTTCAGGTGTATACTCAGTCATAAATCTATTTTGTGTTTGAATATATCTACCAACTTTAATACCTGGTTGGTCGGAAACTTTTGTTGGGTCTTCAATAAAAACCCTGTCTTCAGCTAAAGCATCTACTTCATACCATCTATTTGAAACACCTAAGAATTCTGCCGCTGTTGGTGTGTTTGTATATTCAGTTCCACTTTTTAATAAAACACTTGTAATACCTAAAACATTTTTTTCAGGTAAGAATAATTCAAAAAATGGTCTTACATCATTTGGAGTAATAACTCTTTTGAATACTTTAGTAATACCATTAACAACAAGTTCTCTTTTTGTTATTGTGTAATTAATTAATACATTATTGGCGTTAAAATTAGGTATTTTAAGTCTGTTTGGAAAACCTTGAGCATTATATGGTGATGTAAAATCAATATCATAAATGTTTTCAAATACAATCCCTGCACCTGTAATTTGTGAACCCCTTGTTAAGGTACCCAAATATCTTTCATCTTCTTTATCCCCAAATGCGGGAACTGTGATAGAAAAATCTACTAATGCAACCGAAGGTCTTTGTCCCGGTAATTTTAACCCATAAGTTCTTGCGATATTATAAATCGAAGACCTTTGTTGAGCGTACTGAAGAACTGTTTCTTGAATACTTCTATCAATGTGATAGTGTAAGTTATCCGCAACCGCAGCGTTTAAGTCCAAGAATACAGAAAATACCGAAGCATCGTTGAAGTCTTGTATTAATTCAGGGTAATAAGTTTTAACATAGTTTAGTAACTCTGTTCTTATCCCTTGATAATCTCTAGTTGTATATGATATATTACGATTTGCCATCTATATTAAATATTAATAATAACAAAATCACTTTGTGCAAAAGTGTTTTTATCTGTTGAGTAGTCTATTTTAATTTTAGCAGTATATTCTGAAGTCCCTTTTCCAGGAAATCGATAGATTGGTGATTCACTACTACCGATAGAATTTTGTCCTGTTGCAATATCAACTTCTTCTTGAGGGTCTGCTGGTGTTATTGTTATGTTATTTAATAATAAATTTGGCATATAATTTGAAACCGCCTCTCTAATGTCGGATTCAATTGCGTCAAAAGTAAGACCATCAAATGGTTCAAATAAGAACTCATATAACCTTGTACCAAAGTCAGGTAGATAATATCTTGTACCTTTTCTCGTTAACAATAAATGGATTAAATCCGCCTTTACTTCTTGAGCTTCAAATTGAGTTAATTCCAAATAGTCCCCTCTTTTAGAATTTCTAAAAGGAAAATTAAGACCGTATGTTGTACCTGCTGCCATATCTATAATTATAGTGTTGTGATTATTTCTTATAAATACCTAAAAATAAATAATCCCGACATTGCCGGGATTATTTTAATAATTAAGATGAACAACCAAAACAATCAATTTCAATACCTTCAGGTTTGGGTGGTAAATTCATGTTACTATAGTCTACTTTAGGGACTTCAGGATTTTTAGGTTTTTGTACCTTTGAAATGTCTACCGCTAAGTGTTTAGCTCCCGTTGATATAGCCTTTGTTCTTACATAATAACAAAGAGTTTTTAATCCTTTACCCCAAGAATGGAAGTGTGATGATGAAATCTTTGATAATGTTGGATTGGACATATAGATATTCATTGATTGTGATTGGTCAATAAATGGTGCTCTGTCGGCCGCCATATCAATAAGTTCTTTTTGAGATATCTCCCAAATTGTTTTATATTTTGGAATTAAATGTTCAATTCTTTTAACTTTTTTGTTGTAATTTTTGTCTTCAACATCAAGATAATGATTAAAGTTAATAGTTTGAATCGAACCTTCATTCATGATGATTTCATTTTTTAAATCCTCACCCCAAACACCTAACTTTTCAAAATCGTTAATTAAATATTTGTTAACAATTAAAATTTCTCCCCCAACTACACGACGATTAAATAATGCCGAGTGAGCCGGTTCTGTCATTTCAAATGAACCTGTTATCTTAGCTGAAGACGCAACTGGCATCTGAGCCGTGAATAACGAGTTACAAACCCCGTGGTTGGATACTTCTAACTTAAGTGAATCCCAATCCCACATTCTTCCTAAACCTTCGTAATCTAATCCCCACATATCAAATTGGAATATACCTTTTGACATTGGTGAACCTTTGAAGAATTCATATGGTTTGTATTCACCTGATTTACATAACTCCATACTCTCAGTGATTGCCGCGAAGTAGATAGTTTCAAAAATATTTTTGTTAAGTTTTTTAGCCTCTTCAGTTGTAAAGATATAATCCATTAAGAAAAATACATCCGCTAAACCCTGTGTTCCAATTGCAATCGCTCTTTGTTCTAAACCACCTTTTCTACCTTGTTCAGTTGAATAACTATTAATGTCAACAACTTTATTAAGTGCTCTAACAACTTTTCTAACTTCATTGTAAAGTAATTTAAAATCAAACTCACCCTTAACAATAAAATTCTTTAATACCATGGATGATAATGTACAGATTGCTGTTGTGTTTTCATCAGTATATTGGTAAATCTCATTACATAGGTTAGATTGTTTTATAACTCCAATGTTTTGATGGTTTGTCTTTCTGTTAGCGCTATCTTTAGAACATAAATAAGGAACACCTGTTTCAACTTGAGATTCAATAATTTTATTCCAAATTGTTTGTGCTTTAACTTTCTTACCTAAACCAAGTTCAACCGCTTTATTGTAGTTTGATTCATACTCATCACCGTAAGCTTCTTGTAATGGTTTGATACCTGCCTTGATAATGTCGTTTGGACAGAATAGGTACCAATCATCGTTGTTCTTAACCGCATTCATAAAGTTGTCCGGCAACCAAATTGAGGTAAACAAATCTTTTGCTCTCAATTCCTCAGCCCCAGTATTCTTTTTAATTTCAAGTAAATCAATGATGTCTTTATGCCAAGGTTCAATATAGATTGCGGCACTACCCGGTCTTCTACCTTGTTGATTGAAGAATCTTAATCCTTCATTAACAATCTTTAGGTATTTTAGTAAACCACCCGCAAACCCACCTGATGAGTTAATACGACTTTCTTTACTACGAATGTTAGACATACATAATCCTATACCCGCAGCATCCGATGAATAAGTTGAAATGTCACTAAACGTTTGTAATAAACCTTCTCTTGAATCCCCGTTATTGTATTTCAATACACAAGATGCCAACTGAGGTGTCTTAGTACCCGCGTTAATCATAATTGGTGTCGCAGGAGAAATAAGTTGATTTGATAATGATTGATAGTATTCAACCGCTTGTTCAAATGATTTAGTAACCCATAAAGCCACTCTCATATACATATGTTGAGGTCTTTCAATTATTCTACCTTCAGGAGTTTTCAACAAATACATTTCTGATAATGATTTCCATGCAAAATAATCAAAATTGTAATCATTCTCGTGATTAATTACAGAATCAATATTTTCAGGACCATATAGTTCAATAGTTTCCATTAACTTATCGTTAATAATACCATCAACATGTAAAGTATGCATTGTGTTACAGAAACTATCATCAGTTTCTTTATGGTATGCTGAAATAGCCACAGATGACGCTAGTCTTGAGTAATCGTGATGACTACCAGTGTAAGCTGCTGCAATCTCGTAAACCAATTTATCCAATTCTTTAGTTGTAATAACACCTTCAGTTGGAACTGAAGTAATCACTTTAATGAATACCTCGTCAGCATTAACAGTCAATCCTCTCGCAGCACGTTTAACTCTATTGTAAATTTTTTGAGGGTTAAACGAAACTTCATCTCCCCCTCTTTTTCTTATCTTTAGTGACATCATATTAAAAATCGTCTGTAAATGTTAATGACTCACCTAACTTGGCCTTTTGATACTCCATTGTTCTTGATTCAAAGAAGTTTCCTTTTGTTTCAACAGCAATCTGTTCCATAAACTTAAATGGTTGTTCAACATTAAAATGTTTTTTACATCCAAACTTAACT